ATTTTCTGGAAAGAAAACTCAACTTGGCGTAAAGATGTCAAAGACTGTTAAAAAAGTTGGATCACTTAATCTAAAGACTATGATTGAGAGTGATAAACTTTTATTCAAGGATTATGAGATCATTTCTGAACTAACTACATTTATTTCAAAACATAATTCTTTTGAAGCAGAGGAAGGGTGTAATGATGACTTGGCAATGTGTCTTGTCATATATGCTTGGTTAGTCGCTCAAGATTATTTTAAAGAACTTACAGATCAAGATATTCGTAAGAGACTGTATGAGGAACAGAAAAATCAAATCGAACAAGATATGGCTCCGTTTGGATTCATTGAAGATGGATTAGAAAATTCTAGTTTTGTTGATGTTGATGGAGATCGTTGGTTTACTGATGAGTATGGTGATATGGCATATATGTGGGAATATAAGTGATGGAGTTAGACAATCAAATTAATCTAGGACATCTATTACTTGTTGATAGAAAATGTAGAGTATGTGGAGAAGTTAAAAACCTTATAGATGGTTTTTATAGAACTAGAAAAAATAGAGGGGCAGTGTCATCTTCATATTCTTATGAATGTAAAGATTGTACGATTAAAAGAATAGTTACAAGTAGAATGACCTCTAGAGTTCTGGATAAGTGGGAATACCCTGATTGGTAGTTCACGTCACATTTCCCCCGTGAAATAGTTGTAAATAATAAATATTTTCAGATAAACTGAGAATTTTACGGAGAAAAACATGGCGACTCCTCAATTATCTCCAGGCGTGCTCGTCAGAGAGGTTGATTTAACAGTAGGAAGAGTTGATAATGTTTTAGATAATATTGGTGCAATTGCAGGACCTTTCCCAATTGGACCAGTTAATGAGCCAATTGATATCACAACAGAACAAGACTTAATCAATGTCTTTGGAAAGCCTCTATCCACCGACGCTCAATATGAGTATTGGATGAGTGCTTCCTCATTCCTTTCATATGGTGGTGTTCTTAAAGTTGTAAGAACTGGTGGCGACACTCTCAATAACGCAAATGCTGGAGTTGGTGCCGCATACACAACTTCTCTTGATATTGATAACTATGACGATTATATCAATAATCACTCAGAAGCAACCGATTTTACATTTGCTGCTAAAAACCCAGGTTCTTGGGCTAACGGACTGAAGGTTTGTTTTGTCGATGATAAGGCAGATCAAATCGTCGGTATTAACACAACAAACTTATCTACCGCTGGTGCAACACTTGGCGCTGGAGTTACCGCAGCACTTTCAAACGTTGTTCTTCCATCTGCATCTGCAGGAACAACTTCATTCTTTAATGGTTACCTAAAGGGTATCATTACTGGAGTTACAACAGATTCTACTGCAGGAAGCAGCAAGATTGAAGTTAAGATCGTCTCAAGAGTAGAAACCTCTGGTGCTGGAGCAACTGAAACTAAAATTAATTATGCAGAAGGAACTCAGTTCGGTTCATTTGATACCTCAGATTCACTTTACTTTGTTAACAGTGTTGGTGTTAACACTGGACTGTCTGCAACAACTCCTTATACCCCAACATCAATTGCAGATTGGTATGATAACCAAACCCTAGATCTGACAAACAGCACCGTATATTGGAAGGAAATTGCTCCTAAACCAGTTTCCAATGTCTATTCAATAGATAGAAACGGTAAGAATGATGCTTTACACGTTGTAGTTGTTGACGATAAAGGATCAATCACTGGTATTAAAGGTAATATCATTGAGAAGCACATCAGCCTCTCCAAAGCATTTGACTCTGTTTCAAATGTAAATGCTCCAGAGAAAATTTGGTACGAGCAGTATCTTGCTGATTTCTCCGCAAACATTTATGCTGGTAGCAATCCATCCAGTGCAAATGATTCTTATTGGGGAACAAAACCAGTTGCAACTGGTTTTACAACTTATTCTGGAGTTAAGTCTGCATCATTTGCTCCAATTACTACTGCAAGTGGTCTATGGGGTCAGAACGCACAAGGAATCACCTACAGTGCGATCGGAAACACTTCTTACACTCTTAATGGTGGTGTTGACTATTCCGCCGCAAACGGAATGCAAGCAACTCTTGGAAATCTGATTACTTCTTATGGTAAGTTTGAAAATGCATCAGAAATTCAAGTTGATTATCTCATTATGGGCCCTGGATTAACCGCTGAAGCAGATTCTCAAGCAAAAGCAAACTATCTGATCTCGATTGCAAACTCCAGAAAAGATTGTATGGCAGTTGTTGGACCACACAGAGCCAACTTAATTGGTATTACCAATACAACAACACAAACAAATAATCTGATTAACTACTTTAGCCCACTAACATCATCCTCATACGCAGTGTTTGATAGTGGTTATAAGTATACTTATGATCGCTTTAACAATAAGTTCCGTTACATTCCTTGCAACGCAGACATTGCAGGTCTAATGACTCGCACAAATATTGTTGCATATCCTTGGTTCTCGCCTGCAGGACAACAACGTGGACTTGTTAACAATGCAATTAAACTAGCATACAATCCAACTAAAGCTCAAAGAGATAAATTATATCCACTGAGAATTAACTCAGTTATCACTCAACCTGGTGTTGGAACTCTCCTCTTTGGTGACAAAACTGCTCTCTCTTATGCATCAGCATTTGATAGAATCAATGTTCGTCGCTTGTTCCTCACAATCGAACAAGCACTACAAAGAGCTGCTGAAGCACAACTGTTCGAACTTAATGATGAACTAACTAGAGCAAACTTCAGAAATATTGTTGAACCATACCTTCGTGATGTTCAATCTAAGAGAGGTTTGTATGGATTCTTCGTTGTTTGTGATACCACAAACAATACTCCTGATGTTATTGATAACAATGAATTTAGAGCTGATATTTTCCTGAAACCAACCAAATCTATTAACTACGTAACACTTACATTTGTTGCCACACGCACTGGAGTAAGTTTTGAAGAAGTAGTCGGTAGAGTTTGATCTAAGTTAATCTAAATAACAAAAGGAGGACTTAACAATGGCAACAACAAGAGACAACAAAACAATCTCTCAGTTTAAATCAGCACTTGTTGGGGGCGGTGCTCGCCCCAATCTATTTGAAGTAGAAATGACTACTTTACCTGATGGGATCGCTTGGGACGCTGATAACTTTAGATTTATGTGTAAGGCGGCCGCACTTCCAGCACAAAATGTAGCATCGATTGATGTTCCATTTAGAGGAAGAATTTTTAAAGTTGCTGGTGATAGAACCATTGATACTTGGACTGTCACAATCATCAACGATGAGGGATTTGTTTTAAGAAATGCTTTTGAAGCATGGTCAAATCTAATCGCTGACCTTGGGACAAATCTTGGTGCAACTGATCCATCTGCTTATATGAGAAACGCTAAGGTTTATCAACTAGGTAGAGGATCAACTCCAAGCAGCCAAAATAATTCAGGATCAGCAAATGCTGTGTTAAAAGAGTATGAGTTCATTGACATTTTCCCAACCAACGTTGCACAAATTGATCTTTCTTATGATTCTTCAGACACAATTGAAGAATTTACTGTAGAATTCCAAGTTCAGTCGTTTACAACTACTGGATCTGGTAATCCAAACGGTTAATAAATAGTCTAAAGATCAATTCAAAATAAATTATGGCAAAATTATTTGGGTTCTCTATAGAGGACACTGAACCATTATCACCCAATGCGGTTTCCCCCGTTCCTCCTAATAATGAGGACGGGGTTGACCACTATATGAGTAGTGGGTTTTTTGGTTCGTATGTAGATTTAGAAGGAGTATATAGAACTGAATTTGAACTTATTAAAAGATATCGTGAAATGGCACTTCATCCAGAAGTCGATGGTGCCATTGAAGATATTGTAAACGAAGCTATTGTATCAGATACAAATGATACACCAGTTTCAATTGAGTTATCAAAACTCAATGCAAGTGATGGCATTAAAAAGAAAATCAGACAAGAGTTTAAATATATCCTCGATCTTTTAGACTTTGATAAAAAGTCTCACGAAATCTATAGAAATTGGTATGTTGACGGTAGATTGTATTATCACAAGATAATTGATTTAAAAAATCCACACGAAGGAATTCAAGAACTTCGTTACATCGATGCAACAAAAATACGCCATATACGTCAACAAAAGAAAAAACCAAACGATAAATTCACCAATATACCACTGGTAAAAACTGATAATCCGATGGACTTCGATTTCCCAGAAATTGAAGAGTATTTTATATACAATCCACGCTCCGTTTATCCATCAACAAACCCAACTCAAACTGGAGCCAGTCAAGGAATTAAGATTGCAAAAGATGCAATCACATATTGCACTTCTGGTCTTGTAGACAGAAATAAAGGTCAGACTCTTTCATATCTACATAAGGCAATCAAGGCACTCAATCAACTGAGAATGATTGAGGATTCTCTTGTCATTTATAGACTATCACGAGCTCCAGAAAGAAGAATTTTCTACATTGATGTTGGTAATCTACCAAAAATCAAAGCAGAACAATATCTTCGTGATGTTATGATGCGTTATCGTAATAAGTTAGTTTATGACGCAAACACTGGCGAAATTCGTGATGACAAAAAATATATGGCAATGCTAGAAGATTTTTGGCTTCCTCGCCGTGAAGGTGGTAGAGGAACTGAGATTTCTACACTACCTGGAGGTCAGAATCTTGGAGAAATCACAGATATTAATTACTTCCAGGAAAAACTTTATCGTGCTCTCAATGTTCCAGTATCTAGAATTGGTGGAGAGGGTGGATTTAATCTAGGTCGCTCATCAGAAATTCTAAGGGACGAACTTAAGTTCAGCAAATTTGTTGGACGTTTGAGAAAGAGATTCTCAAATATGTTTAATGATATGCTGAAAACGCAATTGATTCTCAAGAACATCATTACTCCCGAAGATTGGGAGATTATGAGCGAGCATATTCAGTATGATTTCCTTTATGATAATCATTTTGCTGAACTAAAAGAAGCAGAATTACTGAATGAAAGACTTACAATGGTTGGAGCAGCAGAACCATATGTGGGTAAATACTTCTCACAAGATTATGTAAGAAGACAAATTCTTCGCCAAACTGATGAAGAAATTCTGGAACAAGATAGTTTAATTAAAAAAGAAATTAAAGATGGAGTTATTCCAGATCCAAATGCACCTATTGAACCAGAAATTCCAACTGATGGTGGCGGTGCAGCACAGATGGATCTTGGAACTCCTGTTATGGAGCCTAACTTAGATTCCCAAGGAAAAGCAACAGAAGCACCAGAACTACCCAAGGGTGGTGAAATATAAATATTAGCAGTTATTCATTAATGGATTAAAATGGAAGAACTTTTAGATATGATTGTTACTGATGAATCTCCTTCACAAATTAGTGACAAAATCAAAGAATTACTTTTCACAAAATCAGCCGAAAAAATTGATGCTTTTCGCCCCGCTGTAGCATCGAATGTTTTTGGAAATGAGGAAAGTGAAGAAGTAGAGGATGAAGAAGAATAAAATTAATAAATAACTAAAAGTGTATTATTAAAAATAATGACCCATAGACCAGTTGGGGCTGGATCCTCATTCACATTCTCCGCAGGAGCTGCTACTACATCATCTGCTTTTTCGGTTCAATCTGATACGATAAGAGTAGTTGCTGTCGGTGGTGCCGCACATATTACGGTTGGTTCAACTCCAGCAGCGACCACAACAGATTATTATGTTCCTTCTGGGGGAACTGCGACTCTTGCTTTAACAAAAGCATCGAATAAAGTTGTGGGAGTTACAACTGGAACAACAACAATTGTAACTGTTCCAGAGGGAACTCAAGTTCCTTTTGGAGTTGGTGATTATGTTTCACTATCAGTAACAGGTCAATCTTACTATAACTTCACTCACCAAAGAGTTGTTTCTGTAGATACCAGTGCTGGTATAAATGGTTATCACCAATCAAGAATGACAGTTGATTACAACAGTGCAGGAATTTTAACTGCATTTTCATCCGCATCTGATGCAGTAGTCGTAAACTCTAATAAAGTTTCCGCTAATGGTGCTGCTGGCGGATCAGGAGTCATACATTTCCAACAAATTCAAATCACCGGTCAAGCGTAAAATGAAACTCATCACCGAAGAAATTGAATCAGTAGAAGTTATTACCGAAAACGTCAACGGTAAAAAGACTTTGTATATTCAAGGTCCTTTTCTACAGACCGAACAACCTAATCGTAATAATAGGATATATCGTATGCCTGTTATGGAGAGAGAGGTAAAGAGATATACCGAACAATATGTAAATAAAGGTCGTGCTCTTGGTGAACTTGGCCATCCAGATGGTCCTACAGTAAACCTTGATCGTGTATCTCACAAAATTGTTTCCCTAACAAAAGAAGGAAACAACTTTATTGGAAAAGCACAAATCCTATCCACTCCAATGGGTAAGATTGCAGAGTCTCTTTTGAAAGAAGGAGTAACTCTTGGTGTATCATCAAGAGGTATTGGGTCAGTAAGACCAACCAAAGAAGGATACAATGAAGTAGGTGAAGATTTTATGCTAGCAACAGCTGCTGACATTGTTGCTGATCCATCTGCACCTGATGCTTTCGTTCAGGGAATTATGGAAGGTAAAGAATGGGTTTGGGAAGGTGGAATGCTTCGTGAAAAAGCAGCAGAAAATACCAAACGCAGAATTAATACTCTAGTCGATCAGGGTATTTTAGAGGAACACAAACTCGGTCTGCTTAATGACTTTTTAAATAACCTTTAATTCATTAAATATCTTAATTTATAAATAAATATAGATTTACTACAGGAAAATCGGAGAGTTCAAATGTCTCGTGGCAAACAATTACAAGAAATGGAAGTAGGCACTAAGCAATCCAGGACCGCTGTAAACTCAGGCGCAGCCGCAGCGGATCCAATGCAAAGTCTTTCAGGTTCAACTCCAGGACAAACAGGTTCTTGGGAAGATCTTGGCGGTCCTACCCCAGAAAACTATAAGTCTGATGATGATTCAGCAAAGCTAAAGACTCCAGGTGCAACCCTTAAGCAAGTTAAGGATGTTGTAAACAAGGGAGCTGGTGCTGCTGATGCAATGAAAGGTATGAAGGAAGAAGAAGAACTCGATGATGAAGAAGTCATCTCCGAAGAAGAAGAGATTGAAGAGGAAGAAGTAGAAGAGACTGAAGAAGTCGAAGAAGAGGGTGACGAAGAAGAGGAAGAAGAGGAAGTTGTAGAAGAAGAGTATGATATCGATGAAGATGTCAATGCTCTCCTCGAAGGTGAAGAGCTTTCTGAGGAATTCCAAGAGAAAGCAAAGGTTATTTTTGAAGCGGCAATCAGATCGAAAGTCGCTCAAATTAAAGAGGCTCTTGAAGAGCAGTATGCACAGGCTCTTCTAGAAGAGGTAGAGGAAATTAAAGAAGCACTTGCTTCTCGCGTTGACTCTTACCTTGAGTATGTTGCCGACGAGTGGTTCACTGAGAACACACTCGCAATTGAAAGCGGACTGAAGGAAGAGTTAACTCAATCCTTTATGTCTGGTATGAAGGAACTTTTTGAAGCACATTATGTATCAATCCCTGAAGATAAATATGATGTTCTTGAGAGCATGGTAGAAAAACTTGATGAAATGGAAGAAAAACTCAACGAGCAAATTGAGAAAAACGTTTCACTCAACAAGCGTCTCGCAGAGTCGGTTGCTGATGGAATCTTAGATCAGGTTTCTGAAGGTCTTGCAGACACTCAGAAAGACAAGCTCGCTTCACTTGCCGAAAGTGTTGAGTTTGAAAGTGAGGAAGAATATCGTGAAAAACTGGAGACTTTGAGAGAAGCATACTTCCCTTCAAAGGCAAATACTCCAAAAGCTAAATCAGAGTCACTTTCCGAACAAGTAGACAGTTCATCAGAAGATATTTCTGGTTCAATGGCTGCTTATCTGAAAACTCTTTCAGCATTTAGCAAATAATTGAATTTAATATAATTCAAACGCAAACAGTCACACTACAAAGGTAAACGCAAATGTTCCATTCCGAGCATCTGCAGGAAAAGTGGGCACCTCTCCTCAACTATGAGGGTCTTGATTCAATCAAAGATTCCCATCGTAGAGCGGTAACCGCCGTCCTGCTAGAAAACCAAGAAAAATTCTTAAGAGAGCAATCTGCTTTCGATAACGGCTCCATGGGAATGCTCATGGAAGCCCCAACCAACAGCACAGGATCTGGCGCTAGTGGCGCTGGTCTTGGTGGTGCAACCACCGGTGCTATGCAAGGTTTCGATCCAGTTCTGATCTCACTCATTCGTCGTTCAATGCCTAACCTGGTCGCTTATGACCTCGCTGGCGTTCAACCAATGAGCGGTCCTACTGGACTCATCTTCGCAATGCGTTCACGTTACACCAGTCAGTCTGGTACTGAGACCTTCTACAACGAAGTAGATACCACCTTCTCTGGCAACGATGCTGGATTTGATGAGACTGATGGTTTCTCAGACGTTAACGCTGGTATGGGTACAACCATTCAAACTGGTTCTAACCCTGCAGTTCTAAACCCAGTTGCTACTGCATCTTCAACTGGATATAACGTAGGTCAAGGTCTACGTACAGATGCTGCTGAAGATCTGGATTCAGGTGCTAATGCATTCAACCAGATGGCTTTCTCAATCGAGAAAGTCACCGTTACTGCAAAGTCACGCGCTCTGAAGGCTGAGTACTCACTTGAGCTCGCTCAGGACCTCAAGGCAATTCACGGTCTGAACGCAGAAGCTGAGTTGGCAAACATTCTGTCAACTGAAATTCTTGCTGAAATCAACCGTGAAGTTATCAGAACTATCTACAAGGTTGCAGAGCAAGGCGCAGTTCAAAACACTGCTACCGCTGGTATCTTCGACCTCGACGTTGATTCAAACGGTCGTTGGTCTGTTGAGAAGTTCAAGGGTCTTCTGTTCCAGATTGAGCGTGATGCTAACGCAATCGCTCAGAGAACTCGTCGTGGAAAGGGCAACGTTATCCTCTGCTCCGCAGACGTTGCTTCCGCTCTAACCATGGCTGGTGTTCTGGATTACACCCCTGCACTCAACGCTAACCTGAACGTTGATGACACTGGTAACACCTTCGCTGGTGTTCTGCAAGGTAAGTATCGTGTATATATCGATCCTTATTCTGCTAACCTGACCTCAGCAAACGCATCACCTGGCAACCAATACTACGTTGTCGGTTATAAGGGTTCTTCTCCTTATGATGCAGGTCTGTTCTACTGTCCTTATGTTCCTCTCCAAATGGTTCGTGCCGTTGGTGAGAACTCCTTCCAGCCTAAGATTGGCTTTAAGACCCGCTACGGCATGGTCGCAAACCCATTCGCTGAAGGAACCACTGCTGGAGCAGGTCGTCTTCAAGTTAACACCAACCGCTACTACAGAAGAGTTGCTGTTAAGAACCTTATGTGAGTCTTTCTCACACGGTTTATCTGGAGGGTCTTTCGAGACCCTCTTTTTTTATCTAAATATTTAAAAACTTATTTTTAAAATGGCGTTTTATATTCAAAAACCAAGTTTAATTGATTCAAGCCTAACTGTATATTATGCTGGTGCTAAAAGATGGACGGACAACTTTGAAGAAAAAGCACTTTATGCAAGTGAGAGTGCGGCTGAAGATCTCATAGCAAACAATGATGGCAAAAATGGTGGATGGTCTAACTGCACTGTAGTATCTGAGTAACTTAATGTCTAGAGATCAAATTGAAAACAGAAATTTTTTATCACCAACAGGATTTAAATTTTCTGTAAAAAGAAGTCCAAAGGTTGCTTTCTTTTGCAATCAAGCAAATATACCAGACTTGACTCTTGGTGTAGCAGTTCAGCCAACGTGGTTAAAAGATATCGATACACCTGGAGACAAGGTTGTATTTGGTGATTTAAGTCTAAGATTTCTTGTAGATGAAAACTTAGAAAATTATATGGAAATTCAAAACTGGATTCGTGGTCTTGGATATCCAGAAAGTATGCAACAGTTCCGTGACTTGGAAGCAGGTGCTGTTCTTCCAAATACAAGTTATTCAAATGGCGGCGATAACATTTATTCTGACGGAACCTTACAAATTTTAAGTAGCAACTTAATTGCAAAGTTTAACGTAAATTTTAAAGACTTATTTCCATACTCACTTTCAACACTTACGTTTGACGCAACAGACACAGACATTCAATACTTTACAGCAGACGTAAGTTTCAAGTATACTGTATATGATATAACTACGCTTGGCGGCACTCCTCTATGAGTATTGATCTTGATAAAATTCAAGAGATGTGGGAGAAAGATTCAAAAATAGATCCAGATAATTTACATACAGAGTCTTTAAATATTCCAGCTCTTCACGCAAAATATTTTGATTTATATAATACCATTTTTCTTTTGAGAAAAAAAGCAGAACAACAAAGAAAAAATATTCGTCACGAAAGATATGAGTATTATTCTGGAAAAGCAGATCCAGAAACTTATGTAGAAGATCCATTCCCAAAAAAGATTCGTGATAAAGATACGATGCAAAAGTATCTTGATGCAGATGAAAAACTTTCAACAGTTTGCTTGAAGATTGATTATTACGATACAATGCTTGTTTATATCGAAAGCATTCTCAAAATGATACAGAACAGAACGTATCAAATCAAGAATGCAATTGAGTTTATGAGATTTAACTCTGGACTGGGGTAAATAAATATTCATAGATGCTTGAGACATCGTGAATACGACAGACCTTGTTATATCCAAATCAAACGAAGTATTTTTAAAAATCAATACAGAACCTCATATTGAGTATGAACTCAGGGATCATTTCAAATTTGAAGTTCCTGGGGCAAAGTTTATGCCTCAATATCGCAGTAAGTATTGGAATGGTGAGATACATTTATATGATATGAGATCCAAACAAATCTATGTTGGACTCTTAGATAAGATCGTTAATTTTTGCGATCAATATGGATATACCTATAAGTTTGAAGACAATAAGTTCTACGGACAGCCTTTTGAAGTCAATGAAGGAATTTCATACGAAGGCGTCAAAGATTATATGCAATCTATTTGCTCTCACTCTCCCCGTCAGTATCAAATAGAGGGAGTATACGATGCTCTAAGACATAATCGAAAGCTATTGATAAGTCCCACTGCATCAGGCAAATCTCTGATGATTTATTCGTTAGTGAGATACTATGTTGATAAGAACGAAAAAATACTTTTAGTCGTTCCAACGACATCTCTGGTAGAGCAAATGTATAAGGATTTCCTTGATTATGGTTGGGATGCTGAGTCATATTGCCACCGTATCTATTCTGGTAAAGAAAAAACAAATGAGTTTCCAGTTACAATTACAACCTGGCAATCTGTATACAAACTAGAAAGATCATTCTTTGAAGACTATGGTGTGATTATAGGCGATGAAGCACATTTATTCAAGTCAAAATCTTTGATTGAGATTATGACTAAACTTCATCACGCAAAGTATAGATTTGGTTTTACTGGAACACTGGATGGAACTCAAACTCACAAATGGGTACTTGAGGGATTATTTGGTCCATCATATAAAGTTACAAAAACTGATGAACTAATGAGACAAGGACACTTATCTCAATTGGATATTCAGTGCCTTGTTCTCAAACACTTTCCACAAAAGTTTGAAACCTATGAAGATGAGATTCAATATCTAATCTCTCACGATCAAAGAAATAACTTTATCAAAAATCTTGCTCTAGATTTAAAAGGCAATACCTTAGTTTTGTATAGTCGTGTAGAAACTCACGGAGCCATTTTATACGAAAAGATAAATACTAATAAGCAAAATGATCGTAAAGTATTTTTTATTCACGGTGGAGTTGATGCTGAAGAAAGAGAACTGGTGAGAGAAATAACTGAGAGGGAGAACAACGCAATTATTGTTGCCTCTTATGGAACTTTTTCTACTGGTATCAACATTAAAAACCTCCATAATGTTATCTTCGCCTCACCTAGCAAATCCAGAATCCGTAATCTTCAAAGCATTGGACGAGTTCTTAGAAAAGGAAAAGATAAAGTAAAAGCTACCCTTTACGATATTGCTGATGATTGTTCCAATAAGTCTAGAAAAAACTATA